AGCAGACTTGCCGCATGCGCCATGCGACAGGTCCTGACCGACGTCCGATTCCAGGGCGCGGTCGGTCTGGCCCTCCTTATCGCCCGCTCGCGATACGTCCATGAAAGGTGCCAGTCTTCCTTCCGTTACTACCTAAGTCACTTTGTGTCTTGGTGCAAGGTTGGGACTCCAGTCGATTTTTGGGAGTTCCGAAACGCTGTGCGTAAAGACCCGATTCCATACCGGAGACGTGATGATGGCAATCATCACGCGGAAGCTGCCATGAACCGTCGTGCAGCTTCATCATACGTGGATGATCTGGCGGCCCGGCTGGGCTGCTCGGTCTACAGCGAAAGTTGGTCACGCGCCGATGCCGACCGTGGTGTCAACGGCACGCGATTGTATTACAACTTCAAGGACGTCGAGCTCGATCCGCATTATGATGAGCTCACTAGTCGTCACCTAGTCAAGTTGATTGATGTTGATTACTACCTGACTAATGAAAGGATCGATTATTTGATCAATCACAGTGCAGGCGTTGTGTTGTACACCTCACAGCCCGATGTTGTTGCGTCGTTCGGCGACCAGAGCCACACCCTCTACGGTGAAGAATTCACTGAGTGGTTTGTAGCTGGTCAAGGATACGTTCACGGCAAGATTTGGGACTGGGGTGTTGACACTTATGTCTCGCACTATGATTCTTGGTATCAAACCACGATCACCGTTTGTCAGCTCGAACGGCGACGTTTTGGGAACAAAACGATTGTCGCAATCATTCCGCGCACGCGAATGGTTATGAATCGACTGGCGGCATCTGGGGTTCTCAAGACTCTGGGTGGCGTGCAATCACTCCCGCACATGGCGAGTATTGACTATGGCAATGACATCTTCTGCTACATGGGTGAAAAGGTTTCTCTCACTCAACGTGGCAAGAAGTACGTTTTCAACATGGAATATGCCGATTTTTATGACTGTTTGGCAGGCGCCCGCAGTCAGAACGTCAGTATAGCCGTGTTGGAAAGTCTTGTCGGTAAACGTAATGCATACCAGCTTCGTGCCATGTTTCTTCAGATGGAACCCCGACGCGACCTTGTGCCCGCGTTCAATGCACGTGGGGATCAACCGCGGTTTTACTCTCCTGTACTCTCTGACCGGCCCATTGATGTCGGGAAGGTTTCCGGTAGTGTTAGCTGCAACCCCGTAATTGACGGCGCGTTCGTTCCGCGGCATGGTCCTGCTGCGGACCAAATTGTCATTGAGAAACGCATCAATGACGTGCGAGCGCGCGAGAGACCACATGACTATGACAAGTATATTCCAGACATCCTCTCATATTTCCGGGCATTGGGCGCAGACCTTGTGCCGCTCTCTTTCGACCTTCTACTCGCTGAGTATGGGGGCCGTAAAGGGGGCGACTACGGACGCGCGTGTGACTTGGAGAAAGCCAACCTCCTCTGGCGATCCTTCCAGAAGAATGAGGCTTACCCTGAGACGAAAGACCCACGGAATATATCCAATGTCGATAAGAGACATGTGGTACGCTACCTTTGTTATACGAAGGTGGTGTCGCGAGTGCTGAAGACCACAACACGGTGGTATGCATTCGGGAGGAAACC